TTTGATGCGACTTATATCGTTCAGGCGATTCCTACTTTTCTCTTTGTTGGTATCGGCGTTCAAGGCGATTTCTTATTTGATTATGAAGTCACCATCACGAATCAACTACTTGTCAAATCAAACTTCGATAACTATCCGAGATCTGCAGCGACTGGAACCGTAACTTGGACCCAGTCCTGCACATGGACCACGGTCGCAGCAGTGCAAGAGTTTCTCGGGATCTCGTCGGCCACGGCAAATGACACCGCTTTCCTAACTACTTGTGTAGCAGCTGCGAACTCATGGTGTTTTCGTCGCAGGGTCTCCGCTGGATACCACGATAATTTGACCAGTGCACCAGATGCGGCCGTACTGCTCGGTACGACTTTATATGCTGCTGGTTGTTACAGGGAACGCGGGACCACTGGAGACAGTTATGCGTCGTTTGGTGACATGAGCGGACCACCGTTGATGACACTTGGACGAGTTAACCAGTTGCTTGGCGTTAAGAGATCGCAGTGCGCTTAACATGGCTGGCATTTTCACAGACGCGATCAACACGGTCTCCGCATCGCTCACGGCCCTTGGGCTCAAGCCTGTTACCGATCCACGCAACGCACGACCGCTCAGCGTCTTTATTGAGTTGCCGTCGTTTGAATCGTACGGTGCAAACCCAACATCCAAAGTCAGTGACGTCACAATCACTATTCGAATCCTTGGATCGCCACCCGGCAACCAAGACTCCAGCGACTACATACTCGGCGTCGCCGATCAAATTCTCGGGTCAGACATTGCAGTCATCTCGGGACAACCATCCATCGCAACGATCGGGTCGCAAGACCTCCCCTGTTACGACCTCACTATCAAACTCACAGCGACACGCTAACTAACAAAGGAAAAACATCATGGCAATCGTTTACCAAGGCAGTGGACAAATCACCATTGGCGCAAACAACATTTCACTTAACTGTTCATCTATCACCCTCGAAGCAGGTTTTGACTCGCTTGAGGCAACCGTCATGGGAGCCACAGGACACAAGTTTGTGGCTGGCCTTCAAACGGTGAGCGTTTCGGCAACTGTGCTTCTTGAGTACGGCGCGACTTCAGTTGAAAAGTATTTGTCAGATGTTGTCGGCGACGGCGACACCACCGTCATTGTTGCACCTGACTCTGGCGTGGCCGCACCCGGAAATCCGATCTACACAATTAGCAACATGATGATTTCGTCGTTTATGCCGATCTCAAGCACCGTGGGCTCCCTTGACACCATGACCGTTTCGGGCACTGGTGGCACTTGGGTTCGCGCCGTAGCCTGATCTAACCAACACAAACAAAGGACCCCGACATGATTGGTATGACGTTACGAGTAGAGATGCTCGACGGAGAAACACACGAAGCACCCATCACCTACGGTGTTGCGTGCAGGTGGGAGGACCATCATCCTCAGCTCTCCGTCGGGCAGTTTCTAGAGAACATGAAATTTAAGGCTTTGGCTTGGTTGGCATGGGACGCGGTTCGCTCAAGTGGCGTAATCGTTGAACTGTTTCCTAAGTGGGTTGAAAAAGTAGCGGACATCACGTTTGTCCCAAAAGAGAAACCAAAGCAGGACGCGCAGTCAACCTCATAGCGCAACTGGCACTCAGGACAGGCATCAGCCCATTGGATTTGATGAACTGTCCAGCGTCGGTTGTGGATGAGATGGTTCGTTTGCTTGTTGAGGAAAACGAGAAAGCGAAACACAAACGATGACAATTCAAGTGAAAGGTGTAGCCGAGACAATGCGCGAACTCGGCAAAATCAACCCTTCACTTAAGAAGGAATTGAACAAAGACATTCGAGCAATCCTCAAACCAATGTTGGCTGAGATCAACCAGTCCATTCCTAAGTCGCCTCCCCTATCTGGAATGGCCCACAACGGCCGTACCGGGTGGGGAAACCGTAAGAACGCACAAATCAAAATTGATACGCGCAAACCGCGCCGAGGGTTAAACGACAGTACCAATGTTGTACCCGTCAACATTGTGCGAATCCAAACTAAAGGCGCACCCGTCGCCATTGCAGATATGGCTGGCAAGGCTGGCGGTACGACATCGCGGCGAGAACCAAAATATCAACGCCCAAACTTTGGTCGTTCCCTACCGGGTGACCCTTCACGCTATATGTGGAAGAACGCCGAAAAAATGATTGGTAGTGTTGAGCGTGAGATGAGTGACACAATTGACCGTGTGGTCCGAGAAGCGAACGCTGAATTGGCAAAGGTGCGTCCCTAATGGCAATCAACATTCCGATCATTACAAGCCTTGAGGACAAAGGTATTAAAGCTGCTAAAGACGCTTTTGGAGATTTTAAGAAAGCGGTCGGGAACGCCGAAGGTGGACTCAACAAATTTAAGGCTGGCGCAAACGTCGCTTTAGATGCCGTCAAAGCCAACGCAGGCAACCTTGCTTTAGCAGGTGGCGCGGCTTTAGTCGGGTTCGCCGCACAAGGCATCAAAGCGTTCCAAGATCTCGCATTAGCCGCAGGCAAATTTGCGGATGCTACAGGACTATCAGTTCAGGACGCGTCACGCTATATCGAAGTCGCAGGCGACCTCAGTATCCCAGTAGACGCCGTTGAAGGCGCGATAGGTCGCCTCAACAAAACTATTGGTGCAGACCCGGACAAAGTTCGTGACCTCGGCATAGACCTCGTATACCTTAAAGATGGCTCAGTAGACGTCAACGAAACATTCCTAAACACAATTGACCGCCTCAAAAAGATTAAAGACCCAGCCGAAAAAGCGAGGGTTGCCGCTCAGCTGCTAGGCAAGGGCTGGCAAGGCATGGCCGAACTTATTGAGTTAGGCGCAGACGACCTTAAAAAATCTTTGAATGGTGTTTCGGATCAACAAGTTATTGATCCAAAAGAATTGCAACGCGCTAAAGATTTTCGTGACACTATGGATGACTTTGGTGACACAGCAAAACAACTTTCAATTGCCCTTGGTGAATTTTTGGTGCCAATCCTCGGAGACATTTTAAAACTTGTTGATGGAATGGTTTCAGGAATTGGTGACACTTGGAACTATTTGCAGAAACAGTGGGACAAAACCTATTTTGCTACCGCGTGGGATGACATCAACGACACAGTTGACATGGTTATTCTTGACATTAAAGACGGTTTCAAAGACATCTTTAACATTTTCTCAGACGAAAAAGAAGTTATTCCAGTGTTTGCTGAGGAAATGCGAGCCGCTCGTGAGGACACAGAGGACTTTAAGGATGCAATAAAGAAAGCCCGTCTAGACGCCATTTTGCCGTTCAATAATGCGGTAGACGGTATGACTACAGCGTTGATGGACGCAGATACGGCATGGAAAAATTTAACTAACAATCTCAGCCAAGAGGTAGCGTTAGACGGTGCCAAAACAAAATTGCAAGAATTGGAAGCCGCCACCAAACTTGCGTTTGGTTCAGGTGCCCAAAAAGATATTGATGACATGGAAGCAAAAGCCCTTGAGTTTGTTACTTCACTGCAAACTATTGCGACAAGCATGGGCGACATTTCATCCAAAGAAATTTTGATTCGATATAAAACGCAGGGTCCAGCAGCTGCTCTTGAGTTGGCTAACTATCTTGCTAGAGGTGCCGAGTACGGCGGTCTGAGTCCAATAGATGCTTTAAACCTTGCTGGTATTTCTACGTTGCCCCGTAGGGCTATGGGCGGTCCAGTCGCACCGGGCGGCTCGTATCTTGTGGGTGAGCAAGGTCCTGAGTTGTTTACACCGTCGGCATCAGGCAACATCAGTTCCACAGGCACCTTTGGTGGCGGTGCAACAATCACGGTCAATGTCAACGGTGGAGACCCCAACAGCATTGTTAGAGCCTTACAGCAGTACGTCCGTCAGTCGGGCCCTGTACCCGTGAACACGCGAGCAATGTAATGACTTCAACTACTTGGATGTTTTTGTTGAATACCTCAACAGATTTTACTTCAAGCGTTCTGTCAGCAAACATTAATTCGGGCCGTCAAAAATACTTAGACAATTACAACGGCGGTTCAATCAATATCACAATTAATAACAACACAAATTTGGCTAGCAGTTTCAACTTCAACGACAAAATCTATGCAAAAGTTGTTGGATCAACTACAAACTATCAAAATGTTTTTAGTGTCCAAGAAATTTTGTTTGACGATTACCCGGGCAACACGGGATTGAGTACGGCAACAATTGTTGCAGTTGATGGTCTCACAAGAGTTGGGCGATATCAAGCAACGTCTAAAGCTTTAACTCAAGACACAACTGGCAACCAAGCCATGCAATTCAATGGATCACCTTTACCAGCAGATATTTTGGTTGGCGCTTATGCGGCGTCAACAGGTAATTCGACTGCTTCAGCACAAACTTACACTGGCACAGTTTTGAACCAACTAAACATTCTTAACGCTACGGAACGCGGTTTAATGGAATGCGTTGGTAACGATTCTAATTATCAACTAATAAGTTTTTACTCTCGAAGTTGGGTCAACACTTTAATAGACACCGCTTTTTCGTTTGGCAGAACTACCTCTGCAACAAAAATTGCTTACGGTGACATTAAAAGAATCCAAAACGGAATGTCATTTATTAACACGGCGCAAATATCGCCGTTAGGTCTCGCAAATTCAAATAGAACAAATACAACTTCAATCAACAATTATGGGTCCGCTTTTTATAGTTCATCAACTGTTGATTACAACACCACGCAAGCAGATGGAAACGGTGACTGGATTGTCAACACTTTTTCCGATCCAGCAAACGTACGTTTCGAAATAAGTTTTACTGATCGAATGCAGGATGCGTCAGCATATTATGAATTTTCTCAGAGGTTTTTTACATCAGTTAAAGTTTGGTCATTAGAGTATTTAGTGCCGGGTGACGTATCGGTTACAACAATAAAACTTGTTAATGAAGGCTTCACAATAAACGTCACTCCTGAACAAACTCAATACCAGATATTTTTTAGTCCGTTGACTTACTACCAGTTTTTTACACTTAACTCAACTACACAAGGTATTTTGGACACCAGTCGACTTGGCTGGTAAAGGAGAAACATTATGGCTACACAGTGGACAGCAGGAACAACTAGCGGGCAGGTGTTGACGGCGGCGACGCTTAACACCATTGGGGCCGCATGGGAAACCTATACACCTGCATGGACTTC